ACCCCATAAAGGCGGCAGCAGCGCATAGCGCATCACCCGCCTCCTCCAACCGCTTGATGCGGTCGTTTGCTGCGTTGAGTTCGCGTTCGATGTCGCAACCCACCTGCCATATTTTGGCAAATCCAGCATCAGGATGGTCTAAGAGTGCAGATTGCATTCTCGGTGTGTCGCTGATCATTTTCGTGGGGTCAGGAATATGATCATTCATTGAACTCCCTCCGCAATTAAAGCGTGTTCCAATATCAGAAGAGCATCCGCGGTTTTCAGTGTGATCGATAGGCGAGGATGGCGCTGCTGGGCTATCTGTTTGAGGTGGCCCTTCCAGCCTGTGCCGTAGGTGGCTTTAACGCCGCATTGGAGCGTCTTTTGCCAGCGTTGGGGTGGCACTTCGATCAGCCTTGTTTTGGTGCTGGCGATGAGCCCCAACAGGAAGCCTACGTTGCGACCGAAGTTGAACATGGCCGAGCCCGGTGCGCCCTTCCCGCCCACATAGCCTCCGACTTTCTCTACGTACACCACGTCGGTCACGCCAAGCCTGTCGAGCACTAGGTCGCGCACATCAGCGTCTGTGGCCGGCATGGCGTCCAGCGTCACACCGCTCGGGCCGTAGTGCGCCAGGCCGCCGGACATCCCTGGGTCTATTGCCAAGATCCGTTTCACTTAGCGGCCTTTCTTAGCCAGGCCTGAATGGCCTTGTCGGCAATAGCCTGAATCTTCAGTCCGGCCTGTAAACAATGAGCCTTGAGTTTCTTGTGTGTGTCCATGTCGATAAGGATGGTTTTGGTTTTCAATTGTTTTTAATCAACTGTGTTTTAACAACTGATTCTGGGTTCCTTATTGGAATAGAATCAATAAGCTCCGCAGTATTTCTGCAATCATCCGCAGTTTTTCTCATGTCAAACACTATATTGCGAGCAGTTTCAAATGCACAAGGCCAACATAAGGCTAACAGAAACGGTGTAAGATGACGTACTTCAGCGTCTTTTTCTTTCTCGCTGTTAATATGTTGAAACTCATATCCCCAACATGGAAATGTTAATCTATCTCCACAAAGGTCACAGTGTGTCTTGTCTTGTGACTCTGTATCGCTATATATTATTCCCATATTATTTAAGATGCTTTCGGACTTTGTTCCAATAGGCCTGAGTGGCCTGCTTCTTCTTGTGTCCCTGGGGCCCTGCATTCCAGATCCGGGCTTGGTCCTCGGTGCTCTTGCCCTTGCCGTAGTGGGTCAGGTAGGCCTCGCACACAGCCCTGGCCTGCACCCGGTTGGTCATTGCCTCCCATCGGTAATGGCCGCCGGTGATCCGGTTGACGTCCTGAACCACGGCCCGGTGGATCTGCAGGGGGCCTACAGCGCGTCCTTGATCGCCAATGGCAAGATCGTTGCCCGAGGACTCCACCGCGATTAAGGCGGTGATGAGGTTGGAGAGAGTGGTCATGGTTTGGAAAGTGTGCGCGTTGGCCAGTCGCGCCCCTGGGGGTGGTATTGGCCCCACCCGGGGCTAAAGTCTCAAACCACTGCGTAATTGTAATGACCGCGGCAATAAGCATCGAGGCCTTCGTACAGCTTGTTGATCTTTGCAGCCGCAGATTCTAAAGTTGGAAAGGCACAAACAAACCGATTGTAGGAACCAGCCAAAGCGTCGGTAGAAGCGCAGTGATACTCGCACTTCAAAACAACCACAAACAGGCCCAGAGCCTTGGCCTTGTTGATTGAAACGCTCTCCTTAGCGGCCAGCTCGTAGGCAGCCTGCTGTGCCTCGGTGAAACAATTTTCAAACTCGCTGGCAGCGCCAGACTCAAACTCGTAGTGCTCTTCTTCTTGGAGTGTTGCGTATCTCATGGTGTTTCCTTTTTCCTTCAAACTTGATTGCCCCGACGGAAGTCAAGCTGCCACAGAGATAGACACGAGTCTACAGCATTTTACTCTTTTCTGTAGATTTGAGAAAAAACCCAATGTTTACAGGGGTAAAACAGGGCTTACTCGGAAACGAACTTGGCATCGAACTCGGCCTTCGGGCGCACGTAGATTTTGCCCGTGTCCAGCCGGCGGTAGACCACCACTGGCCATCGAATCTCACCCATTCTGAGCTCCGCGGTATCGGCCAGTATTTCGACCACTATCGACGGGTTGGTGCGATTGTGGTGATTCACGGCCAGATGGGGTAAACCACGGTGCCCTGGCCATTTGCATCGGTCAGCTCGACGGCATTTACGCCCTTCAATTTAGCCAGTGAGGCCAGGAGCAGAGTGTCGTTGTTTGCCTGGGCAATGCAGGTCGAAACGATGTCGGCATCATCGTACGAGGCAGCCAGGAGCTCGGTGGTGCGGTCGCGCCAGACTCGGATGACTCGGCCATTGGAGAGCGGGACGCGCCGCATTGATTCGACGCAGGGGAAGGTGTGTTTCATGGAAACCTAAGGTTAGGCCAGCGCCACTGATTTCCAAGCGAATCCGTTGTGAATGTAAAGCACGTTGGTGTTGGTGCTGTTGTTTGTGTGGAAAAACATTGGCACATTATCAATGCCCGTGTTGGTGGGGGTGTTGCTCGGTGCTGTCGGGCCTGCCGGAATATAGACAAACCCATCAACCATCGTCGAATATCCGAGAGGCCCCTTGAAGTCGCTGTTCACCTGATTCCAGGCCGATCCCTTGATCAATTTGCCGGTGATTCCATCGAACAGCACGAAGTTGTTGTTAGGGGAAGAACCAGGCCCCACCACGTCGCCAGATCCGCTTCCAGTAGTGTTCAGCACGCCGGCAGTCAGCGACAGGCCTGCGCCCAACGTAAGCTGCTCCACACTACCCGTGCCTGCCGTGCTGCGCCCAAGCACCCGGGCGGTTGCACAGGTTATCCCGGTGTTTTGAATGGCTACCGGAAAAGTACAGTTGGTCAGCGTACCACCAGATGGCGTGCCGATGTTGGGAGTCAGTAGGCTGACATTTGTCAGAATGGCTGACGTCGCACGCACCAGATTGCCGGTGCCCGTAGTCGCCCCCACCTTGATAATTTTTCCGGTGGTGCCATTGAAAACAGCTACATCCCCATCGACCGCCACACTAGGGCCGGTGACATCCCCTGAACCACTAGCGGTAGCATTCAGCGTGTTGCCAGCCATTGAGAGGCCTGTGCCCAGAATAACCTCGTCGATAGCATTGCCCAACGGGCTGCTGCCCAGGAGCCTTGAGGTAGTGCTGGCAGCCTGGATCTTGCCGTAGGTGACTGCGTTCGCCGCAATGGTCGCAGCGAATGACCCGGTGCCAGACCCACCAACATCACCGGTCAACGTAATCGTCTGGTCGCCAGTGTTGGTGCCCGAGGACGTGCCGGTGTGCGTGCCGCTCAAGTTGCTCCCAGTGACCGTACCAGTCGCAGCCACCGAGGCTGGCGTGATGGCCCCCAGGACAATCGTGATGGCCGGGGTGCTGGTTGGGTTGGCCACCGTACCGCTGACTCCGTTTGCCGTGGTGACTGAGGCCGTGGTGACCGTGCCGGAGTTGTTGGTAAACCCACTGGGGTTGGCCGCGGGATAGGCTCCCAACGAAGTAAGGGCTGCAGCAGCGCTGGTGGCTCCTGTACCGCCATTGGTGAGCGCCAAAGTGCCGCCGAGGGTAAGAGTGCCCGAAGTGGTCACCGGGCCGCCTGTGAAGCTCATGCCCGTGGTCGAGCCATCGGCATTGACCGAGGTCACCGTGCCCGTGCCTGGTGCCGAGGCAGACAGCGTGTTGCCCACCATCGACAGGTTGGCTCCTAGGTTGATCTCGCCGATGCTGTTGCCTGTGGCATCGGACCCAAGCAGGCGCTTGATAGCGGCAGCCGTCTGGATCTTGTCGTAGGTCACCGCGCCATTGGTGATCGTGGTCGCGAAGGTGGTGCTGCCTGTGCCTGTCACCGGCCCGGTCAGCGTGATGATCTGGTCACCGGTGTTCGCTCCCGAGGTGCTCCCGGAGATGTTGGTGCCGGTCACCGAGCCGGTGGAGGCTACCGAGGTGGGCGTGATTGCTCCCAGGCCTAGCGAGATGGCCGGGGTCGTTGTCGATGTCCCCACCGAGGCTGTGATGCCGTTGGAAGCGGTCACCGTGACGTCGGTCACCGTCCCCCCGGTGCCTGTGGCCGAGAGCACGGTGCCGGCAAACGAGATACCGCTGCCCAGGCTGATCTCCTCCACAGCGCCGCCGCTAGTGCTCCTACCCAGCAGCCGGTTGTTGGTGCCGATGGTTAGGCCCGAGGCCGTGATGGGGCCACTAGCCGCCGCTCCGAGGGTTGTGCGTTGATCGGCAGCACTGGCGTCGTCCAGGAGGGCCCGGCCTGCCGCGGTGCAGGTGATCTCCTCGATCAGCCCTGGCCCTGCAGATTGACGGCCCAACAAGCGGTCGGTGGCGCTCACATACTGCATTTTGTCGTAGGTGACAGCCTGAGGGGTGATCACAGCCGGGATGCGGCCTGTGCCCTGCCCGGTGACATCACCGGTCTCAAGGATGTAGTCGCCGGCCTCGGTGATTAGGAAGTCGCTGCCCTCGGTCAGCATCCGGTCGCCGCTCAGGATGATCACCTGGTCGCCGGTGTTGACGCCTGAAAGGTTGGAGCCCGTGACCGTAGCCCCGGCAGATATTGCCCCCGAGGCAGTCACACTGGTGGGAGTGATTGCTCCCAGGGCTAGAGTGATGGCTGGCGTTGTCGTGGACGTTGCTACGGAGCCCGACACGCCGTTTGCGGTAACCACAGATACGTCCGTAACCGTTCCGCTTCCAGCCGGTCCCGGGGGACCAGCGGGGCCTACAGGTCCAGCCGGGCCAGGTGCCCCCTGGATGCCCGATCCACCGGAGGGCTTGGTCAGGCCGGTGTCTAGCCTGGTGATCTCGCAGATGGCGTAGATTTCCGGGATACCTGTGAGGCCAGCAGCAACACCAAGGTGATCAGCGCCTGCTGCCGAGATGTAGTATTCAAGCCTATAGACATTGTCCTTGTGGGGCTGCACCCGGACATTGATGTCGTTGTAGGTGTTTGACTGATTGCTCACCTCCACCGACACGCCGTAACCAATGATTACATCGACGCCTGCCTCTGCACTAGCTGTGACGTCGTAGATCCGCATCCTGGTGTGACCAGTGTGCAGTAAGGCAGCCATGGCCCGGATCTGGTAGGCACCTGCTGCCAGTTTGAACTGGTTGGCAGTCAGGTCGAGGATGAGCCCGTTGGGATCGAAGGAGATGGTGTTAAGATCCCTGGTCGTCCAGGTAGTCGCCACACCGTTGCCTCCACTGGTGCCCGAGGTCTTGCTGTCGGTAAGGACAGCGACCTTCAGGGTCAAGGAGTCGACGTCTTTCCTGAGCTTGTTGATCAGGGTGGTGCTGGTCTGTGAATCGTAGCTCATCGGTTGCCCTTACGTCGGAGGATTCGCTGGGCTTCGTCAAGGCTGCTGGCGATGCCTATAAGGCTGCCTGCGGGGCCGTAGAGGCGAAGTGAGCCTTTGGCCTTGCCTGGGAGGGCACGGTAGCCACCGGGGAACGAGTAGGCCCCGGGCATGGCGGAGTCGGGGGAGGGCATATAGCGGATGTCCTCTGAGGTTGCCTTGAACCGCTGCGAGAGGGGGATGACGTTGCCGGCGTCGTCCTTGGTGATGGGGTCGGCGAGCTTAACCTGAGACGAATCTTTTACCGACAGTATCAGTCCAGTTGAGTTTCGGATTACAGGCTCCTTGAGATAAGCGGCAACCTTTATGTCTCCGCGTTTACCAAACAGCGTCTTGCTTGGAGTGAACTGGATCAGCCCATTTTTACCAGGTTCAAACACAGTGAACTTCGAAGGTGTGTTGTGATAAACCGGGTCACCTTCATTGTATTTTGGACCAGAAAGCTCACTTGCGTCGAGGTATCCAGCCGCTTTTGCAGCCTGTCCAACCATCCGCTGGGCGGTGGCCGTGTCGCCCTTCTTCACTGCGGAGAGGTAGTCGGTGTCCGAGGCAGGCATGAAGCGCTCACCCGAGGACGGCTGCCTGTAAAACCGTTCGGATATCGCGTAGTCCTTGTTTTTGCCCGGCTTGTTTTCAACGAATCCAAATTGCTTGTAGAACTTTTCGAGCCTTCCCTTCGATGTGGCTCCAAGCTCGTCGCTTGGGTTGATGCGGATTTGCTTTCCAGTAAGGTCAGCAAACGCAACCAGGTCCTTCATAAATGCGGTCCCAAGGCCTTTGTTGCGATTGGCTTTGTCGACCTCAATCTTGGAAGGCCTGATGTGTTCGTACGGAGTCCCTTTTTCTCGGATATCCGTCATGTTGCGAACACCAAGCGCGTTCCAATGTTCTCGGAAACTGTCGACGTTTTCGTAGCGCTTTGGAGCGGTCTCAACACCGGCAGGCATATAGCGCTGGCCCTCAACAGAAGCCCCCTCGTCCGGTGCTAGGCCTTCGTTCCAAGTCCAATCCGGCATGAGTCCGGTCTTCTGATCGGCGAATACGGTGTCCTCTGTTTTGGCTGTGCGATTGCGCTCGCCATGCGGGCCGTAATTCAGCCAACTGTTTTGCCCCCGAGTCTCGGTGGTAATAGCGCCACGAGCAGGCCCCGTAAAGAGCCGGATGTGCGCCTGCCAGGCATTCTCCTCGCCCTGAGCTCGGAAGCCAGATCCCTCCATGCCATGACCGAAAGCGTCGTGCACGGCGCGGAATAGGTCGTTGGCATAAACGGTTCGCAATTCACCGTTGGGCCCACCGAACGGCCAACGCAAACCAGTATCGGCAAGCATTGGGTTTGATTCTGGATTGAAGTCCTCCTTGGTTCCAAACCCAGAGTCTGTTGGGAAAACCCCCATCGACTTGTTTGCGCGGAGGTCGCGCATGGCGTTGAACGGAGATGATGCGTACTGCTGCCCCGCATCCGAGTTGATATCAATGAACCAAAACTTGTATCCCGCTGAATCAAGCGCTTGATACTGATCCGTGGTTTGGCGGATCAAGTCCTGGTAGGCTTCGCGCACCGCAGGATCTTGCGGTGCATGAGGCATCTCCTCGTAGGCCTGAGCAATTCTGCGAGCGCGATCCTCGTCTACCTTAACGTACTCCGATTGGCGACGGAGACCGATTCCTTTGTCCCTGGCGTACCACTCTGCGATGCCAACCAGGCTCTGGTCTGGCCCACTAGCGCCTTTGACCTGTGGAGCGCCTGCAAGCGGCGCAAGGTTCCCAGACGTATACCGTCCTTCTCCTCGGTCTCCACGTCCTCCTCGTTGTTCTGGGGCTTGTTCATAAAGTTTTTCTCCTCCGGCAGGCATGAAATACGCTAGACGGGACGGTGAGTCAATTTGCCTTCTCTTCCATTTCTCGCCTGCCTCCGGCGTGCTTCCGTACCCGGCAGCCTTGTTTGCTTTCTGCGCTTCGCCCAGTTGCCGGTCGTTCAAGGCAGGCAATTTGTCGAGCCCAGGGAACATGACCTCATGCGGCTCAACTCGTCCCCGAATGCGATCCCAGAGGGTCCATTGAGCCGGGAAGACAGCAACGCCAAGCTCGTTTGCCCGGCGCTCGTTGATCTCAAGTGCTGAGCGGTAGGAATCCGACATTACCTGGAAGTCTTTTGGAGTCTCAACCCACTCAACCGACTTAATGTTCGCCGGAGCATTCGGGTTGATGCCGCCTTTCTTGGCTATCAGCGTTGCCTTGCGGCTGCCCATGGCAGCAAACACGGCCTCATTGACGAATTTCTGGACGCGATCAGCACCGTAGATTTGCGCTTGACCTAGAACGTCATCAATAGTTTTTGCCCGAGTTGCCGTTGGGTCTGGCAACGAATCCAAGGTGGATGCCATTTCGGCTTTGATGCTCTTGATGCGTTTATCGTTTTTGGCCTTTAGCGTCTTGAGCGTTTTCGGGTCGTCCTTGTTGATCTCCTCAATGCGCTTCCCTTTTTCCTCGGCATTTTTGAGCCGGCGATTGAAGGCCGATGTGGCTTCCTTCGACTTCTTCAGCATCGAATTGAAGCGGTCGACAACGATGCCTTCAAACCGTTTGCGGAGCTCTGGGTTTCCAAGCAGCTCCTGGCCAAAGATGCGAGCCATGTGGCGGTCCATGGCCGATATGGATGCCTTGAGCGGATCTTGCCACACAGATCCGAATGATCCTGTTTTGGTGCCAAACCCTTTGATTTGAGTTGTCAGCTTGTCGACAAAGTCTGCCCAAGATTCGTTGGCTTTTTTGACAAAGAAGTCTGGGTTCTTGGTGAACAACCGAGCGGCATTTACGATGTTTGATATGTCCGCGGTGATTGCAATGCCAAGGCCACCCTTGCCAGCAGAGATGAACCCTAACTCCTTTTTGAGTCGTTGGTTCAGCTCCTTTAGGTTTTCTTTAGTCGGGTTCTCTGGGTATAGACTGGCAAATTTGCGCACATCTTCCATCGAACCAAACCGCAATCGTGCCATCCCCATTTCATTGGGAAGCAACGGAGCATTCGGGGAGAGCATCCCGAAGACAATGGAGTTGAAGCTGGAAACCTTGTCCCCAGGTGTGGGAGCCATTGTCGCCGCCAGCTTGGCTGTCAGCTTGGCGTGCGTTGTCTCTGGCAGGTTTGCTACGTCGACCGGATTGGTTTTGAGCCAGAGGAGATCGTAGTACGTGAACTTGCCCTCAAGGCCGCCGGGTATTCTCGCAGGATCTCCAGCCACGTCCGAGGGGATGTTTGTGATTTCTGAAAGAGGTCCAAGGTTTTCGACGCCGAATGCTTTGCCGTATTCCTCAAACTCCTTTGGAGTCCAGTCTTTCGGTTCTTTGCCTTTGAAGTAGATGTTTCCATTTTGATCCCTTGAAACTCCTGGAGCTTCAAAAGATGCACGCCGGGGAAGACCTTCCGCAACTTGTTTTCTGGCCGCCTCCTCTTCAGCCGGCATGAACCTTACATCCCCCGCTTGTCGAACCGCCCCGCCTTCGCCTTGGCCTTCTTGGCCACGCTCAATGCGATTGCCACCGCCTGCTTCTGCGGTTTGCCGGACTTCATCTCCCGCTTGACGTTGCTGCTGACGGACTTCTGGCTGTAGCCTTGTTTGAGTGGCATCTGCTTTCCTTTCTGCTTGGGTTTGGGTGTCGTAGATCCCGATCAGTTTGCCGTCGGGACCGTAGAGTCGGTGCTTGGCACCGCTGATAATGCGGTAGCCTTCCTCGGAGTTGATGACCGATTTGTCGCCGACGGTCTCCGCGGGCATCCAGCGCATCTTGGACTTCTGGATGGCGTCCTCGGAGATACGGGCGCGGAAGTCCATCGGGGCTGTCGATCCGATGCGGTCCAGGCGGAAGTCGCGCACGAACTTGCGCCCGCCCTTCTCCTGCTCGTTTACGAAGTCACCGAGGAACTTCGCCTTCTCCAGGCCGAAGATCTCGGCCGACCGGCGGGCGCCCTCACCGGCGTCCAGGTTGGTGAAGTACGCGGCCAGATCCGACATGAACCCGTCGACATTGTCCCACAGGCCCTTGGCTACACTTCCATCGGGAGCAGTCAGCTTGTCCAATGCACCACGGATCTTGCTGATGTCGATGGCCTTGATGACCGGGTTGTCGGCCTTCGACAGGTAGAAGCTGTATGGCAGCAACTCGCGCTGGGAGAGACGAATGCCGCTGTTGTATTTGCTGGTAAACTTGCCGGTCTGTCGGTTCTTCACCCGGCGGGTAGCAGCACCGTAGTTCACAAAGATGCTGTTGCCGGCATCCATGGCTGCATTCACAGCCCGGATCTTGTCCTTCATCCGGCTGCTGACTGCCTGGGACTGCTCGATGGCAGACAACTGCTGCGGGCTGAACCGGCCCAGGATCTCACCATCGACCACGCGGGCACCCGGGACGCCTTCTAGGATTGTCCTTATGGCAGTGGTGTCTTTCTCTTCGCGGACTCGGATCTCCTCGTCTGAGAGGTTCCTGACGCTGCCATCGGGCATCTTCTCAGCTACACCAAGATCCACCAACTGCTTGGCGGCAATCGGGTTAGAGACATCCTGAGGCTTCAAGACCTTACCCGGTCCCTCGTTCTCTATCGTGATGCGCTCGTCCAGCTTGCGCCGGGCACGCAACAGGTCGCGCAGCATGGCGTTCACCTGTGGAGAAGCCTGCTTTAAGTCCGGGAACAGCACCGAGTCGGTTGGCTTGACTCCGAAAGTGCGCTCAATGGTCGCCGCGGCATCGGCTAAAGCCCGACTAGCATTCTGGGTCAGTGCGGAGTCGAGCAACTGACGAGTAATACCTGAAAAGCCCTTTAGCAATGCATCAGGCTTCTGACCGGCTAGGAGTCCGGCAAAGTGCTCTGCTGCAAGCTCAGAAGCCACGTAGCCAGCCTTCTTGTCGATGGTGTCGAACTGGGCGAGCTGGTCGGCACGTTCCTGACTGCCTGCGGCCAGCTTGTCTCGGTACTGATTGAAACGGGCCTCGATCTCGGCGTCATTGAAAGCGCCCTCGGCCAGCTTGCGAGTGATGTCGCCCTCCTGAACCCAGCGTCCGACGAGCGCATCCTTGATCTCAGTGGCGCCGCCCTCAAGTTGGGTCGTCTTCTCAAGAGCGTGGAAGAGCTCATGGCCGAGCGTGTAGAGCGGGCCGTCTCCGGTGCCTTTGCCGATGATGTCGGCGTTTATGAATATAGTGGGCCGTTCAGCTTGCTCGAACTGCACGCCGCGGATGTTGTCGCCGAACTTTTCGGCCATCTGGGCATTGGAACGATAGAGGATGTCGACATCCCCGAACTTGCCTCGAACCAATCCCTGCAGATCCATCAGCGCCGAGGCAGCATCGACCCCATGCGTATCCCGCACCCGCTCAAACAGCGCCTTGGTCGTCGGGTCCTGCTGCCCGTCGATGAATCGTCCCAGGTCGCCTGCCCGGGCCTCCTTGGCGGCCCTGCCTGTGAGCCGCTCGAAGCCGCGGGCACCGAGGGCACCTGCTGCGCCCTGGGCAAGGCCAGATCCAACGCCAGCGGCCGCACCTTCTTCGCCGCCGGACAAAAAACCCAAGCCTGCACCAACTGCTGCACCTTCAATACCTCCGGCAATACCCCTCAGTGAGGCATCCAAGGCAGCGTCACCGCCGTACTGCCCGACCACACCGAGCATCCGTTGGCGCAGATTAGCACCTGGAGCAGCACCGATGGCCTCCAGAGGACCAATTCGGGAGGGCTGGGTCATCAGGTTCTCGCCGGCACGAGCCAATGCCTCACCGGCCTCTCGGGCTGTACGGATGCCGGCAGGGATTGCTGCAAAGGCAGCAGCCTCGGGGGCAATGCCAAGGGCACCTGCGATGCCGGCGGTAGCTGCAGTGCTGCGGAGCGCTTCTGGCGTCACGCCAACGGCTTCTGCAGTAAGACGCTCGGCAGCACCGGCAAAGCGCTCCAGAGGCCTTGCAACGCCGGCAACGGCCCGCCCGGTGAGTTGGGCTCCCTTACCGACAGCACGGGTGGCTAGCTTGCCTGCGCCGAAAATCTCACCGATGCCGGGGAGAGCCAGTGTCGGGTCGAGAATCATGGACACGCCCTGAACGAACTCCGGGTTGGTGTACTCGGGAGGGACAACGATGCCTTCCTCGCCTCGCTCAAGTCGGGCGGTGGTGTTGGCGAAGTCGCGGGCCTCGAGGAACTGGCTGTAGCGGGATTCCGGGGTGCCGGTGCCTGCGACGAGGTCCTTGAACTTAAAGAGTGGAGAGGCCGGGTCCTGCGATTGCGCAACAAGGCCGTAGAGCTGGCGGGTGCCCTGAGCCGCGCCCTCAATGTAGTTGAGCGGGTTGGCAACAGCGCCCTGAGCGCCCTCGGATATGGCACCGCTGATCATTCCGGCGGCAGCATCCACCGACTGCGCGATGGTGTTGACCCAGTCGGTCTGCTTGTTCTTGGAGAACTCCTCAAACTTGAGATAGTCGTCGACCGACGGCTTGTAGGCCGGGTCCTGCATGGCACCGGCAATGTCCTCGCCGGTGGCTGGGAACTGCTCGGACAGAATCCGCTGGGCCTCATCCTGGCCAACAGAATCAGGGAACTCGACAACCTGAGAGCCGACCTGGATCTGGTATGGCATAATTACTCGATGCGCTTCGTGACGGGGTTGTACTTACGGACACTGCCTTGGGTCTGACCTTCCTGACCGACGCCCATCTGGCGCAGGTAGTCGTCAGCGAACCGACCGATGCCGGCCTTCATGGACTTAAAGACGGTTGAGCGCAGGGTTGCCTTCTGTTTGAGCACCTTGTCGCTATCTCCAGCCTGCGGAAAGTACTGACGATCTGCGGCAGAATACTCGTCCTTACCAATAGCAGCACCGGACTCCTTACGCAGCGCGGCGGCAATCCAGTTTTCCTTGGCGGCATCGTAGGTCTTTCGGTCATCGGATCGAAGGCGCTCAGGAGTAAAGCCAAACTCGGTAAGGCCTCCTGGGCGATATCCGCGGCTAACAACGTCGTTGATTGTGCCCTCGTTCAGCACCATGCGCGAAGCAAAGCCAAGCGAGTTGGACTGGCCCTCGGTCAGGTCTTTTCCTTCGACCATCTTGGGCGCAGGCAGGATGTCCACCTTGCCGTCCGCACGCACCACGGTGATGCCGCCAGGCAGCGTCTGGGTGTCGACCTGGATGGGCCGAGGCGTCCCGGTGGCCTCCAGCACGCTCCTAATGGCGTCTGGGTTGATCGGAGCACCCAAGCGCTGGAACACGTTGACCGCCTGCCTGAAACGGTCCTGATAGCCGACAGGCTGGGTCTCGGTGGCCGTGCGCTGGATGGGCTGCGACTCGAAAGCCGGGACCTCGCGCTGCGAGATGGGGGCAATGCCGGCAGGCAGGGCTGCCTGAACCTGCGGAGATGGAGTAAACTGCGAGCGAGTCGTCCCAGCCGGGATGGGCATGATGTTGCGCCCGAGGCCTTGGGTATACTGCTGGCCACCACCAAAACTCATCCCACCAAAGGTTGGGCCCTGCGGCATCTGCGGAGCCGGAGGCTGCTGGATTGTGCCGCCCGGGATCTGCTGCACCTGGTAGAACGGGGTGTAGGGCTGCTGCTCCGCGGGAATGTTTAGGCTGCTGCTGATGATCGCCGGAGGCGCTGGCACGGTGACATCCTGCGTGGTCGGAAGCTGGGCGACCTGGGAGACGGCCTGCTCAAGCCCAAGGCGTCGAGCCTCGGCACCTTGCGCTGTCTGCAGGTTAAAGCGGGCGGCAGTGGTTTGAAGATTGCGCAACTCAGTCTCAGCCTGTTTCTGCTGATCCGTCCGATACTGGTTCAGCACCATCACGGCGTCCCCGAGCGCTGCCTTCTTCTTGGCCAGGCTCATGTCCGGGAACTTCTCACCGAGGGACGAGAACTTGTTCAGCATCTCACGGTCGGCCTGCACCTGCTGGGTGTAGCGCGGGATGTCCTGCTCGGTTACGCCTTGAGGAAGCGCTCCGGTCTCCATGTACTGTTGGATGGCCAGGTACTTGGGATCGCTTGAAAGCTGCTGCTGCATCAGCCCGGAGACAGTCTCCCAACTCTGGGTGGCAGCCTCAGTGTCCGCCTTCTTGGTGCGGTACTGCTCGATGGCTTTGCCCAGGCCCTGCCCCATGGCGGCGATACCCATGGCCAGGTTACGTCCCGGAGCGGTTGCGGCCTCCATGTATCCCGGAGGAAGAGGGCCGGGGTCTCCGCGTCCGGTGTATGGTGTGGAGTAGCCGTAAGTTGCCATAGATTTAGCTGTGTTGAGAGTGATACGCGAACTCGCGCAGTTTCAAGCTGATAGCCCTCATGTGCTTGTAGCCCCCGATAATCCAAGCCACTTGGAGGATCATGTCGTTGCCGCAGAGCCGTAGGACATCTGCTGTCTGACGCTTCCATTCCTCGTCAGCCTTTTCCCAGGCCACAGAGTCGGCGTAGGTGCTGGTGATCTGCGCGATGACGGGCTGCAGTCGGAACCAGTTGTCGATGTAGAACGGGGTCGAGTACAGGCTGTTGGCCTGCATCATCACGTCCAGGAAGGCCTCCGGGGTGAACGGCACGTCGCCGTCGATCAGGTCGTCGATGGCATGGCAGTAGGCATGGAAGGCCGTAATGAACACCACGGCGTTGTGGTTGCCTCCAGCGGCATCAAAGTAGAGCTGGCCTAGCTTGTTCATGCCGGATTGAAGTCGACTGCCGCGGAGGTTGGGTTACCGCTCCACCGCTCAAGATTGGCGAACACCGAGAACGACAGCGCGATGGCACTGTGCTTCACGCCGGCCGGGACAAGTTTAGACCATCCGCAGTGGTAGCTGGTGACGTGCTTGGACTTGTTTCCCATCATCCAGCGCATTGTTCCGAGGATGTGGATGATCCGGGAGTCGAACTGGCTGTGGGAGTGCGACGGGATTAGTTCTCCAGCGGGGCAAAACCAGACCTCAAGCTGCCATCGGAACAACCGAAAGAGCCTGATTCCTGTGCATCTCTGGAACTTGATGATCACAAAGAGGACGCCAAGCCTTTGAGGCCAGCACCGGCGGCAGACGCTGCCCCGGTGATATTGCTGCCCGCAGCCTTGATCCCGCCTCCAATAGCCTCCAGGGCCTTGCCCTGCATCTCATCACGCTTCTCGAAGAGTCCCTGCTTAAAAGACAGGGCATCGTCGATCATGGTGTCGTCCAGGCCGAGGGCCTTCAGTCGTTTGCGCTGCTCCTCAACATCCGCAACGGTGTTGCTAGGATTCATCTGCTGCATTGGAGCACCATAACCGGTGCCCTGCTGCATTGCAGGCATCTGAGGGGCAAACTGGGTCATGCCACCGCCCTGTCCGTAGGGTATCGCCCCGGGGTATCCGTAGTTCATAGGCTAGAGGCTGCTGACATACCGGCGCCAATCAGCGCGGTAGAGTTGGCTGCAGAAGCTGTTCGCGCGGCAAGCTGTTGCTGCTGGTTGCCACCAATCAGGTTGGCCGCATACTGCGACTCAGGGTTGAAGAGCTGGCCCGGGTTGAAGCCACCTGCCTGGCCAACGAAGCCTTGAGAAGCACCAAAGGCCTGGGAAGGCCTTCCCAAGACCTGCTGGAACACGTCGCCATAGACGCCCTGGCCGGCCTGCAGTGCTCCCATGGCCTGCTGCTGGCGCTGCTGTTGCAGGCCGGCACCGGCCATCTGAGAGCGCACAGCTTCCTGTAAGGCACCGGACGGGCCTTGGGCCAGCCCGCGAGCAGCCAGGCCGGAGCGGGTCTGTTGCTCAACCATGCGCTGCTGTTCCGGGGTCAACCTGGAGCCTGCAGCCAGACCGGATTGGGCTTGGGCTGTGAGAGTGTCGGCAAGAGCTGCCTGCTCTGGAGACGCTGCCTTGATGGCGGCGCGTGCCTGGGGACCGAGAGCCGAGATGTCCGCGATGTCACCAGCACGCGAGCGGGAACGGGCGGCGGCCTCGACCTCGCCCATGGTGGGCGCGATCTGCTCCTTGTAGAGCCTTAGGAGCTCCGGTGTGGCCTGCTGAAGAAGCCCAAGCTGCAGCGCCTGATACTTTGGCGCGAACTGGGCCTCTGCCGCGTACTTCTGCGGAGCGAGGTCAAGCTGCGCCTGCAGAGTGTCTCGGGTCTCTTGGCCGTAATTACGCGGCTCCGGTGCGCTAACTGATGTTCCCATGTTTTTTGTAGGCCATCTTGTAGATCGGCATACTGCCTTTCTTGTAGGTGACCAGTTTACCGTTTCTGTGACCGATGGCCGGGAGAATTGCGCTTTCCGGCCTGTCGTGAAAGAACTTAGCCGCCACCGCCATGGCAAACAACGCGCAGTCGGCAGCGAACTGGTGCCAGTACCAATGGTCGCCATTGGGGTCGTTGGGCTGCCAGGACCAGGCCTGGGGCTCCGGGCCCGTCTGGCGCCAGCCTACAAGCACGGCCACCACATAGTCGTCCTGGCAGGCGATCTTGAGTGTGCCCTGCTCCGCGTGGAACATCACGTAGTCCTCGACTGCCTCGCGGGTCCATCCCTTGAAGCTGTCGGGCACTTTGGCCAGAAGGTAGTCTGTGATCTGCGGGATCATTGCTCAGGATTGTTTGGGACAGTGTTCCACTGCTGCGGTTCTGGGGTCTGGATACCGTCTCCGGTCACTGTATCGAAAGCTCGGCTTGCCATCAGATAGGATGGACCAACCGTTGCACCTGGGAGTGCTTGAGTTAATACGAAAGGGCCGGTGTAGGTGTAATAAACAGCGGTGTTTGTGATCGGGTTGTTAATCGTGCCAGCGCCGTTTTGAACCACCTGAACTTTTAACGTGGTGGTGATTGGTATCGGCCTTTGATAGATATCTTGCGCTGTAAATAAAGTTGTCGACGGGTTGATGACATACTCATCATTCGCATTTGGATCTGTCTGAGTGTTGGCTGGGACAGTAAAAATGCATTGGACCGTGCCAGAAGTTGGCACTGACGCTCCAGTGGTGAACCAAGAGTCGTGCATTAGGCGTCAAAGTTGGCTATCTGCTTCGCGTATACGTTGGTGCCGATGCAGGCAAAGACAAACAAGTCGGCTTTGTTGGCTGCAGTGGTCAATGACGGGACCGGTGGCGATCCGCCCTGCCAACGAACCGTCTTACCTGTCGAAGTAAAGGTTGCTGTCAGGCCGCCGGCTGAACTCTGCTTCACCTTCACCAGCACGGTCTTGCCGTCGTCGTTGGCTCCAAAGAGGATGTCAGCGGTGACATTGGCTGTCGGTGTCAGGTTCCAGGTCAGGCTGGTTCCTACGACGACTGATGGCGTGGCCGAACTGCTGGTCTGCGGGGCTGTCGAGAGCTTGGCCGAGGTGACCGAGTTGTCTTTCACCCGGATGGTGCTGCCACTGGTCTCAATGGTGACCTCGTCGGGCACCAGGGAGAGCATGGTCTTGGTGTTGGCCACCGTTAGATCAAGTGGCACTGCAGCCGACCCGGTGTTGTTGCCCTTAATCGTGTTGGCCGGCATATTTGCCAGCTTGATGTTTGTGACATTACCGTCGGCAATCTTGCCGGTGGTAACCGCCAGATTCTGAATGGCATCAGAATTCACCGAGTTGGTACCGAGAGTCAGCGTGCCGCCGTCAATGGTGCCCGTGATGTTGACCGTTGGCGTACCAAGGAGGTTGAGTGTCGAGGCCGACAGCGTGGTGGTCGAGCTGATCGTAGTGCCTGGGGTGACGTTTACAAAGAGTGGCATGGTGGTTTAGACGTCGTTCTTGCCGTAGAGTCGGAATGCAATACCGACAACTTTGGCACTGTAGATATCGAGAGATCCTTGATCAGTAGTGATCAGTGGCTGCACAGAGGCCGAGTGCTTGCGCAACCGAGCTTTGTGACTGAAGAACTGGTGCAAACCAGCCTTCCATCCGTTGTTACCGCACCGGAACTGGGTGGTCACTGAGTAGTCCTCGCGGTACGGATCCAAGAAGTTGTCGGCAGTGTTGTTGGTGTTGTAGGTGCCGCTGCCGTAGGTGTAGTAGACCGAGCGGTTTTTGGTTTGGTTGGTGGCCACCGTATAGAACTCGTTCACACCATCGAACTGCGCGGTGATGGAGTACTGCGTGTTCCAATTACCAAGCTCAAATTGGATGTCGGTCCACTGCTTGTGATCGACGTTGTTGTTGTTGGCGATGTTGGCTTGGGAATACGGGTTTTTATCACCGGTGTAGCCGCGGAACTTCACCTCGGTGCTGATCTGGGTCAACACACCGGTACGGTTAACATCCACAAGTCCGAGCGGGTCGAACTGATGTATCAGGCCACTCTCATCCGCCCAACAGAGAGTGTCGGTGCCGGCCACGATGACTCGGCACCAGTATTTCGGAACAAGCAATGAGCCCTCCCAGTAGCCTTCCCAGGCTTTATTCAGGAAGTTGTAGGAGAGCGTGCGCTGGTTAGTACCGTCACCGCCTTCGACCGGGACACTCAGGATGTAGCGGTTGGCAAAGTAAGCGGCGCAGGCGTTGCCCCAATAGGCCTGGTCAATGTCGTCGACGATGTTCTGGATCTGGTCGGACAAAGGCACTACCACCGACTGACTGATTCCGAACTCGGTCTGGCGTAGGCTGATAATGCCGCGCTGCGACAGGAAGATGACGTCGGAGCCTGTGCCTGCAATGGATGCCTGCGAGACGCAACCGAACTCCCGGGTAATCTCGGTCAGGCGAGTGGTCGACAGGTCGCCATAGAGGTTTTCCACTGCCAACACTGAGCGTTCCTTAAACACCAGCAACGTGGTCGTGTTGAACGGGTACAAGGCAACCACCCGGTCATTGCTGCCGGTGTTCAACTTGAATTCGTTCAAGATCGGGCTGTAGTGCAGCGGGTCCAGCACGTCGGAGACGGCCAGATAGTCGTTGCCGTAGAGAAGCAGCAGTCGGTTCTGGAAGTAGAGACCTTCGCGTCCTGGGGGCACTGATGAGCCCGAGGCACTTGAGCGCTTAATGCTGCCGGTGATGTTTGACGTAGTGACGTCTACTAGCGTCGAAGGCATTGCCACTGTGGCTGCAGGGGTCGTTGAATAGAGGCCTGCATTGACAATGGTGACTGCACTGACTTTGCCGTCGGCAATCGTGGTGGTCAGGCTTGCAGCGACACTGGATGTGCCGGTGACGGTGATGATCGGGGCTGAGAGGTAGCTAGAGCCCTGGTTGAGGATTGTGACCGCGCTGATCGTGATGTTGGGCGATGTGCCGGTGGTCGTGAGTTGAATGACTGCCTGACTGGCGTCGTTGAGCGAGTCGGTCTCCTCGGTGGTGCCCGAGAACAATCGCAGCGTGTTGTTATCAACGGGGTAGGCGTAGTAGATCTTGTTGGTGACGTTGGCACCGCCATTGGTGACGCTAGACAACGTGACCTGGTCGCCCGGGATGAAGTTGTGGTTGAAGACCGAGATCGTGTCTGCAACGGGCTCCGAGCTGTTGATCGACAGCGTTGATGGGATGCGGTCAAAGCCGGCATCAAGTGCAGACGGGTTGGTGGCCGTGCTCTGCATCATTATCGGCATCCCGTCGTTCAAGTTGTTTACAATGTCCTGAGCCAGGTCGTAGCCAGTCGTGTTGCTGGCCAGCTCGATGTAGTAGCGGGCATTGGTTTCTGGCGACAGTGCGAGCGCGTTGGTGCCGGACTGCGCGTCCACTAGGGTCAAGTGCAGCGAGATCTCGGTGTTGACCACGTTGACGTAGAACTGGAAGGCCTGCCCAGCGCTTGGGCTTCCAGTCCACAGTGGCAGTGCAGTACCAATCTGACCGAGATTCACAATATCGCCCGTAGCTAGGTCGGGCAACACGTTGAGATTGATCCGAGTCGAGTCCTCGTTGGATAGGATGGAGCTGTTCTCGCATAGGATCTGGAAGTCATCCTCAAGCAGGATTGAATCGTAGATGCCAGAGGTTGAATCAAAGTAATAGCGGGCGTTGCCCGGGCGTAGCATAACCACGCCATTGGTGGCCTGGATGAGGCGCACAGGCAGGTAGATGTCGTGCCCGTTCATGGGCACCTCTACAGGCGATTGATTGGGTCGAATACACCAGACTTTACCCTGGCCGCCATCGGATGAGCGTTCCTCGTTGACTGCTACCAGAAGAGCGTTTGCCCCGGTGTCTGGGTCGCGGTATTGCAAGACGCCAAGGATATCTTCAAAGGGAGCGGTCGAGTTGTAGAACTGCACCGTCTTGTTGGCGGGCGACGGTGAGAAGCTGAAGGTCGCAGTGCTGAAGGCCGCGTTCGCGTTGTCGTCGAGCGTACAGATCGTGCCGTTTGAGAAGATCTGTAGGTTGGCATCGACATCGCAGACCACCTGCGAGTTGACCGGGATCTGAGTGCCTGAAACGGGTACACCGACTGATGAGCCAGAGGTGAGCGTGACAATGCGTGATCCGCTCGACCAGCGGCCGCCCCACTTGGGCTGCACAATGCCCCAGCGGTTCTTGATGACCTGATCCTCGAAGCGTCGGTTGACGGCGTTGGAAACGTAGGAGGGCGGGATCAGCGCAGGGTCAATGCGCGATGCCACTCCAATGAATCCATCATCCATTCCGCCAATTTGAGGAAGGTCAGGCATATCACCGATTGGGCACGATTATCTGACGCACATACTTCTCTTGGAGGGCCACCTTGTCGATCTCCTTGGTGAGCTCAATCTCGGCTAACTCAAGAAACTGGTTGCCCAAGTCAATCTTGCCGTCGACCCGAAGCATCTGGCCGGCAGCTTTGAGTGAGCAGATCTCGCAAAAACGATACGGGAAAGCATAGGCACTAGCCTCGGCAGCATTGGCTAGTAGCGGAGGAGTCTTGCGAAACTCCAGCCAGACGTAGGGCAGTTCGTTTCCAACGAGGATGCCGTTGTCGGTGAACGTGTAGGTAGCCTCCTGTTGACGCCAGGTTATCCGGGGGTCAGCAGGCCAAACACTGAATGTCTCGCCAATAGGGACGGCTCGGGTAGTGCCATCTGGGTTGGTGGTCTGCGAGATGTTGCGCAGGAACTTGTTCAGGATGCCCCAGTAGGCCGTGTTTGTAGGAGCGGTGGCGACCGGGGGAACCGCGGTGGCTTGATAGTGCTCCTGCGTCACTGGATACAGCACAATCTGGCCTAGCGTGTATGCCGTTGTGCTGTCCCAATCGCCGTCGTTATTGCCGTAGCTGGGCAGCGCCTCAGACCAATAGATTGAATTGATTGGGCCGCCCGGGCCGTTGCTGGTCGGGGTCTGGCCAATGCCGGGGTTGATGTTGACCCACTGATAATACTTTTCCTCGACCTTGTAATAGACCACGTCGCCAGCGTTGTAGGTCGTCTGGTAGGAGTAGGTGGGCGCAAAGTACTCATCCTGATAGACCGTCTGCTCGGGCCAATCGAAGCACTCCCAGGCGCTCCGTAATGACATGGAGATGAACGTGCGGAAGAAGTTGGACTCTTCGGTCGTTAGCGTTGAGAAAACGCGCCCAGTGAGCTCACAGGCACGTTGCAACACATAGTCGTAGGTGACGGTTCTCATTTCCAAGCCTTACAGGACCAATATTTAGCGGAGAGTTTAGTGCCGGGGTTGTCGCAGCCATGGCGGGCTTTGAAGTTAGCTTTACGCTCCGGGATGTGCTTCTTGATGGTCATGTCCGGGTCGCCGAAACGCACCAGGGCAACCTTGCCGTTCTCCTTAGCGAGCACCGCGGACTTCTTGCTTTCGCCAGGGGTGGCCTTGGGCTTGTTATAGCCTGCGAACTTGTTTCCCTTGTAGTTGATCATTGGCTCTTCGGTAAAACATACCAACCTGCCGGCAGAGTGACGGTGGATGGCCCCACCAGCTTCTTATCAGAATCGAATCCGTAGACGCTGGCCGTTGTAGGCTTGGCCAGCATCACCGGATCACCGGAAGGGACCAGGACCACCTTCGTCTGCTGGCAACCCAGGCAGATCGGCAACACGGCCAGCCAGATCATTCTTGAGATCATCAGGTGCTTGGCCATGTTGCACATTGGTGGGTGGTGTTTCTCGGAACCAGTCGAGCAGAGCCTTGAGGATCTGATAGATCCAGTTCACGGCTTAGTTACTTCGGCTTCCTTGGCATCCTTGGCCCAAATCAAACCAATGCCAGCGGTGACCGCGGCGATGGTGGTAGTCAGGTCGAGGTTGGTTGTCGGGTCGTTATCGAAGACAGCCTTCAAGGCTCCTCCAATTGCGACGAGGATAGCACCAACACCGGCGAGAGTTGTTTTCGTGTTTTTCATTTTGATCTAAATAATCGAAACGCTGCGTAACAGGCGCAAAGTAAGCCTATCAGCGCGGTGATAAGGCGAACCCAGTCGGTCAGTACCGGAAGAAACGAAACAGCGGTAGCACCTGCCGCTGCTGCTAGGCTGAGTCCAGGGCTGGTGCTGCTGTTCGTTGGTTCCATTACTCGGATTTAGGCTGTGCGGCGTTGAGGATGATGTCTGCCAGAGGAACGCCAACCTTAGCGTTCTGATAGCCACCGGCCTTGATGGCAATGTCGATGAGTTGGAGGAGGCTATTGGTCTGCTCCTGGGTGAGTTCGATCTTGATCATAGGGCGGAAGGATCGGCAACCACAACCGGAGGCGGCACCGGCACCCACGGCAACGGAGGAGCGATGATCGGAGGATTGATCTGGTCGTTGATCTGCTGCGTCACGTTCGCTTCGATGGCGGTCTTATCGACTCCATTGGCGTAGCACCAACCAAGCACCTGCGCTTCGGTCAGATCCTCGTATGGCGTGAACTCACCAGTCGGCGGTTGGAACGAGCAGGAGCCGTAGCAAGTGCCGCTGTAGGTTTCGTCAGTGCCGTTGCAACGCCAGTCGGCGGTGATTACGACATCGGTGAGTGAGCCTTCGGTGGGCTTAACGAGAAGGCGTTCGATGATCCAGAGGATGGTCATATCATTAGGCGTTCTTCAGAGCGTTGACTTCAGCGGTGAGTTCTTGGATGGCTGCAACCAAGATTGGAACGACTCGGGACATATCAATGCCCTGCGACTTAATCGAACCGTCTGCGTTCACGGCGTCTTTTTCTCCAGTCACAGCAGCAGGAACCACTTCGGCAAGTTCGTGGGCCAAGAAACCTTCTCCAGTTGAACCGTCAGATTTCCAACTGTAAACGGACGGCTTGAGGGCATTGACCCGAGCCAGACCGCCGTTGAGCGGTTTTACGGATTCCTTCAAACGATAGTCGGATGAAGTGTTATAAGCAGTGGCAGTAGAAGAAACAGTTATGTTTCCAACGAGAGTCGGGGTGCTTCCCCAGTTGAAACGAGCGACGTAATCAGAGGAACCAGAGTTGTTTGAAAATGTGATCTGACCAAGATTTCCAGCAACATTGCTGAGCTTTAATCCGCCAGCATTTCCAGAAGTGGTCGTCGTCCCCACCAGCAAATTTCCGGATGAGTCCACACGATAACGCTCAGTGCCTCCCGTAGTGACAGCAAACGTGTCTGCCGCTGGATAGTAGATTCCAGTGTTAGTGTCTCCAGTCGTTGTCAGAGCGGGAAGCAGTGCAGTGCCAGCAGCAAACGTCGAAACACCCGTCACACCCAGCGTCGTCCCCACCGTAGCCGCGCCGGTGACGGTGGCGGAGGCGAGGGTGGCGGTGCCGCCGGCCCCGAGGATCTGGTTGCTGGTAATCTTCTTCGTGGTGCCCGATGCAGCCATCGAAGTATCGGAGACATCCACAATCGGCAGAACGTCTGCCGCGGGATCGACGGTGGTGATGGCCGCCAAGGCCGTAATTTTCGTGTCTGCCATAAATGTTTAGTTTGCTTGGATGATGAGTTTGCCTGTGTCCTCTTGGAGCAGGAAGTCCCCGTTCTCCAAGTCTAAAGAGTCGAAAGTGCCGAAAGTGATGACGATCTTGGACGTGCCGTCCTCGAGGAATACGAAGAAGTCGTCCTCCTGCAGCAGGTCGCGCCGGATAATAGGCAGGTCGGCGCCGCCGCCAGCCCCACCGAGGGCTTGCTGCACGCCGAGTCCTAGTCCTAGGCCGAGACGCATTTTAGACCCACTTGCGGTTGTAGGCGATGATCGCCCCGGAGGATACAGCCACCGAGGTGAAGACGCCCGAGATCGAGTCTCCGGCCTGAATGGTCACGCCGGATGGGAAGTTGGTGATGTTGGATGTGATGGCTCCGAGGATGGTCGTGGCGACGGCATGGATCTCCATGTAGTTGCCGGTCACAGTGCCCGCGGAGGCGTCGATGTACCGGCCACCGTATTCGCCGGCCAGTTGGCGATTAGATCCGACATTCATAGAGTGAACTTCTGACTACTGCGTTTTGTGCCACCGCTCCATCCAACCTGCAAGCGTGTAGCCCCGCAGCGCACTCGCACCTCGGGGTTATCCCGCTCAACCTCGTTCAAAAATTGGGAATCCTTCCAACAGTCGTAGCCAAGTTTGGCTCCCCAGGCATGGTAGAGAGTGGGGTCGATGCGCATACGGAGGCGGCCGATGCCGTCAATGCTGCGACGGTCAACCTGCGAGTCCTTGGCGATGCGTTGCTGATGGATGCCGGCCTTCACCCACTCCTTAGAGATCCCGGATTGGAACTCTTTGATGACGGCGCGGCGCAGTTCGCCAGGTAGGTCGTCGAGAGCGTTGGCGATGACGGACGTTACGGAATTGTGAGCCATGAGAAAGGAAAGAGGGGGAGGCCCCGAAAGGCCTCCCCATTGAGATTAGACTAGCTTGCGCCGTTGAAGAAGCCAAACCCGCTCGGGTTCTTCACCACGAGACCAGCAATGGCCTCAACGAGGCGGGCAGGGCCGCCGCCGGCGTCAGGCAGGTTTTTGACCTGGGGCAGTTTGGCGTAGCGAACCTCGACCATGTCCATGGGGATGACGTAGCCCTTGAAGGCCTGGGCGGTGAGCGAGGTGCTGGTTTTACCCCCCAAAAACGTTGAAGGATGTAAAATTAGCCGTCCAAAATCTCCTTCAAAAAGATCGATCGACGCCTTGAAAGTATCGGAACCGAGATCCTGATTGAAGGTGCGGACGCTGGTAGCAGCAATGGTGCTGCTGTTCGCGGCCGTAGTGGTGCCACTGGCCGTGAGGTTGGTGAACGCACGCTTGAGCGTGGTGCCCAGGATACAATCGTAGTCGCGGAACGTGCCGGTGGCGCTGTAGATAGCGGTCAGCACGTTCTGGGCGGTGGCCTCGGTAAAGGAGGCGCTGGCGGTGGTGTCGACCGCGCCGGAGGCCGGCAGGAAGGGCGAACCGGAAGCGCACGCGCCGATGTTGGATGCGTTGGTGCTGTTGAGCCAGTTGCCCATCGAGCCGGTCAGGTACGGGTTCGTACCGTTGTCGGCCTGAGCGGCTTGGTTGGTGCACAGGAAGGTCGACTCCATGTCGCGCTTGATCTCAACGAGCTTCTTGGCGATGCCGTTGGCCAACTCATCGGTCACACCAGCGACGTCCTGGGTCTCGGCGATGAAACCGATGCGCAGGTCCCGGCGGAAAGCCTGGCCGTAGTTGTTCAGACGGGTCCGGTTGACCACCGGGTTCGAGGCGCTGGCAACGGTCACATCAGTGCCGTCGACCACGCCGGCAAGCACGGGGGCGCCATAGTTGTCGACCTGCCAAGAGAACTGCATATTGCCGATGTCACGGCCCTTCGGGGCCATGGACACGAACGGGGTCGACTTGGCGTCGACGATGGCGATGTAGTCCGCCAGATCTTCACGGGCGGAGGAGGTTGAAGCGAGCGGCACAGAGCCGCCCTGGTTGGGCTGGAGTAGGGGCATGGTTTAGAGCATCCTTTTGAGTACTTGGGCTAATTCGGTGGTCGTCCCGGACTTTCTGAACTGCGACTTGGCGTTGTCCAGGCCGACCTTGGCCGCATCCTTCTTTGCAGGGATTGCGGTGGGTCGACCAGGCTGACTGGGTGCCTTGACCAGTGGGCGGGTGGCAGATGGCTTGCCCTTGGCGGACTCCTGAGCCAGACGCAACTTGCGCCCGGCAATGAAGTCACCGACCAGCACCTGGTACTCCGGCAGTGAGGCAATCTGCGGCAGTTGCCGCAGGACGGCCTGCGCCTCGGTGTACTCGGCAGCCGAACGGTCTTTCCACCATGGGTAGAGCGTCTCGGCGATAGGCTTGATCTGCTGGTAGTTCTGCAGGAAGCGGGCTCTGGATGGGATGTGCAGGTCGATGGCGTCTTCTACACGCCGTTTGATCTGCTTCACATCGTCTGAGCTGTACTCCTTGCCCTCTACTTCGCAGCCATCAATATTGTCCTCGCACCACCGCTTCAAATTCCGGGCTTTGCTCCACTCATCGTTGAGTTTCGACACTTCCCAGACATCCGAAAACGGGTCTGCAGCGGACTGCATTGAGGTTGGCCTGTCGTTGGTCTGCTCCAGCTTGGTCTTGGCGTCGTTGAGTTCCCGCTCGAGCGACTCGGCCTTCTCCAGCGCCTCTTTCTTCTGGCGCGTGAGCTTGTCGATGCGTTTGCGGTAACCCAGCGAATCCTCGTCGCTGTTCTCTTCGGTCTCGGAAAGAACCTCCTGCTCAGGCGACTCGGCCTGAGCGTCCGTTTGTTCTGCGGTCGGCTCCGCATCCTCGGCCTGATCGTCCACAGAAGTGGCTTCCGGCTCCGGCGCTTGTCGCTCGACGGCTGACGCCTTGTCTTCCTCCCCGCTGAATCGTGTCTTCAGTAGCTTGGCCAACGCCGATTCGTCGAACTGCATCGGGTTGATTGGGGGCTGTGCCGTGTTTTGGGCAGGTTTCGCTTCCTGTGTATTCGTCGGGATGTCCATGCTTTTAGACCCTGCAAGCCGGGTGTGCTGCAACCATGGTTGTTAAGGCCAACCAAGAAGCCGTTGTGTGAGTGAGAGCCTAGAACTGACCAGAAGTCAATTCCCTCCCGTTTCTTAACGCACTGATTTGTGCGATGAGATCCTTGATCGCGGCTGCCCGGCCTGCGTTGTAGGCACGGTCCTCCGCGGAAAGTGATGGGAGGATGGCCATTAGCACCTCGTCCCGTAGCGTGTCGTCGATGACCTGGCCCATGGCCTTGAGCACCGGGTGCTCCTCGGATACTGAGAGAGCCTCCGAGAGTTGTTCGTTGGTCAGTTTCATTGTTGGACTCCGAGGCGGCCGGTGATGGCGTTCTGCTGCTGTTGGACGCTAAATTGCAGGTTCTCAAGGTACTTCTGCAGGTTGGCCTGGAAGAGCGGGTCCTGCTGAAGCTGGGCCTGGTACTTCGGGTTGGATTGCAGGACTTGCTGGCTGAATTGCAGGCGCATGGGCGCGGTGGGGTCATTCTCCCGGAGCTGCGGCGGGTTGCCGAGGGACATAAGCGCGATCTCGTCGTTGGTCTCGTTGAACATCTTCTGCGCGGCAGGGCCCTGCTGCATCACCAGCTCGCTTGCCAGGTTGGGATCAATGGCCCGGAGGGCGACAGAGATCAGCTTGGCCCGGTCGATGACGCCGGCGGTGTCGAGAGGCAGGACAAGGGTACTGATGGCCTTGAGCTTCTCGGTGACCAGGTCGGTGCTCATCTCGCGGACGTCAAACTTGAGCATCACGTCGAAGTCCTGGATGTCGGGCGGGAGCGGCGTGGCCGAGGCCGTGATGCGCTGGATCTCGGCAGGGCCGATGTATTGCAGGGTGAGGGCCAGCACCTGGCGGAACGCCTCGGTCCAGCCGTGCAGCCAGTTGTTGATCAGGCGCTGCTGGCGCATCTGGGTCACCGCGGGGGGCACCTTCTCGGTGGGTCTTCCGAAGTACCTGTCGGTCTGCGCCATGACCTCGTTGATCAACGTAAAAGCCACATTAGGCTCACGGGCAGGAGGCTGCATGAAGCCAATCTCACCGCGGCGTAGCACCGGGATCTGGATGGCCGGCCCGATCTTCAAGTTACCGCCTCTGGTCTTGGGCACCTCGATGGGAGGCAGTGTGGCTAGGCTGGTGTAGTCGAACACCGAGTCGCGCTGGGCTTTGATCTCCTGCTGCCAGGTCGAACAGATCTCGGGCACGCCGCGGCTCTCGGTGATCTGGCGGTGGATGAGCTCGGAACGCCAGATAACGAAGGGATACTGCCCGTGCGCGTAGTCCAACAAGTCGAAGTAGCCCCACTTGTCGCCGACCTGGGGGCTGAAGACGGTGTAGAACACGCCCGGTATGCCGTCGGAGTCGATGGATTTCTGGTAGGCGTAGCAGACTTCTATGAGGTTCTCGCGGTCGAGTATGGAGTTCTCGGCCAGGCCGACGGCGGCGTAGGTATAGGCCGAGTAGTCGCTGAAGCGGCCCATCGTGTTGATCGCTTCCTGAGCCCATTCGGCGTCCCACTTCTCGGTCTCGACCTTGTTCAGGAGCTGGGCCTCGGTCATGTAGAACCGGCGGAAGACCACTCGGGCGGACTGGATGTCGGTGGTCTCGGGCGGGAACACCAGCTCGTCGTAGGGCGCCAGGGCTGCGACCATGGGCTTGTTGGTGACCATCGTGGGGATTGGGAACTCACACTCGCCCTCGGTGCGCAGGTCGCGGATGGCCTTGAGGGCCCGGCGTTTGCGGAGGTTGGGGAAGGCCGAAAGGAGGAGCTCCGCGGATTGGTCGTCGGCCTCGGGGTTGGCGATGAGATTGGGCAGGTCGGCCAGGATGGAGTCCACGGGGGATTGGGCGGCCAGGGCCATGATCTGGTCCATGGTCAGGTACTGCTCGCGCTGTCCCATCTCCTGCTGCCAGGTGACGTGGACGCCGGCCCATCCGTAGGTCCAGAGGTACTGGGAGAGTAGCTCGACCTCGCGGGTAAGGTCGTTGTACATCTTCGCGTTGACCGTCCAGTCCATCAGGTTGTGCGCGGTGACGGCCTGATCGAGCTGGCTGATGTTGGTGGGCGATACGCGGAGCATCGAGCGCCAGAAGGAGGTGCTGCAGAGGTCCACGAGGCCGTTGATCACCTCGTCGGCCAGCGGGATACGCGTGTCGGAGGCTCCGTCCCAGGGGAAAGCCGGCTTGTTACGGTTGGCATCATTCCACTTCTTGCCATCGTCGGTCTGTCCAGGCCAGCGGCAGTAGCGCACATTCTCGGCATTCTCGACACGGGCGAAGACGCCGTAGTCGGTGGCCGAGCGCCGCAGCTCCTCGGTCAGTGCGCTGACATTGGGCTCGTCGCCGACCCGTGCCATCACGTCGGTTGCCTGCTTGTAGGAATCTCCTTGCATAGTCAAATGGTTTAGTATCCGCCGCCGCCGCGGCAATCAAAGCCCCCATGGCCCACAAACGCAAGACTGGAGACCAAAAGCATCCCCAGGCAGTCGATGGGGTCCTTAGTGCAGCCCTTCTGCCCGTCGCGGCCGGTGTGCTCGGAGAGTGCGTAGGAAAGGTTGGCGCAGTCGTCGGTGATATAGAGGGATGGCTCGTTGAGCGGGGTGATCGGCTGGGTGGCGTCGTAGGATAGGAGGCTGTTGATCGCGGAGGTGCGCTGGTCGACGGGCACGCCGGGTGCGGGTACGAAGGCCATGGGCTCGTTTAGCGGGTTTTCGGACTCGGCCAGGAGGTCGATCAGGGTCGTGCCGCCGGCCTCGGAGAGTGCGGGGGAACCGCCGGCCTTGGGGTCGATCAGGCGCATTACGGGCTCGCCGTAGCCGAGATCGGACTCGATTTGGCGGAAGAGGGCTCGGTACTCGGAGATAGACCGGCCGGCATCAAGAGTTTGGGCGGGCCCGAGCTTGCCGTCGGGCTTCTCGGAGGGCAGCGCCCACTCGCCATAGTTACTGAAGTCCGGGAACTCGCGGACTACGATGCGCTTGCCGTCCTCGTACACCAGGAGCCACAGGCAGAACCAATTCCGGGCGCCCGCCGGGTCGCACACCATGTACAGGGTGCCGCCGGAGGGCACCTTGGATGATGGGATGCAGTGGATATCGGGTCTGAAACGGGCGAAGGCCTTGCCGATGTTGTCCGAGGCCCAGCCGTAGGCACGGGTCAGGACCTGGCCCATGGGCGAGGTGACTAACTTGCTCTTCATCTCGTCGAATGGGTTGTACGGGTTGTCCTCCGAAAAGAAGAACACGGTGCGACGGTTGGTCTGGGGCTGCACCATGGTGCGGGCACATTTACCAACGGGCCACGCGGGCAGCGCCTGCTTGCCCTTGATGAGCTCGGCGTCGTCGAAGCGTGTGATGGCAGAGCCGGCGGTGAACTCCTTGTAGACACTGGCAACGCCTTCGAGGGGGGTTTGGGTCACGAGGAGCTTGCCGCGGCGCGTGATCAAGCGGTAGCGCAGTGTGTCCACCCAGGACTGCGGAACAAGCTCGTCACACCAGATCATGTCGGCCTCGCGGCCCTCGATGGTGTTCTCGGACTGGGTGTAGTTTAGGAAGTCACAGCGGCTGCCGTTGGGTAGGATGAATGAGCCGTCGGTAAAGCCATTTTTGCGGCTGTAGTTCAGGTAGTGAATACGGCCCTTCTTGGTGGCCCGGAGTGCGACGGGCAGGTAGTTGTAGATGGCGGGCTGCTGGACGGTGACCGAGGTGGCGTGTGATGTGTGGCAGCAGAGCACGCTGGCGTTTTCCTTCTCGATGAGGGTTTGCACCACGCGGCGTGCGGCCCACAGGGTTTTACCGGCGCGGTTGCCGCCGGAGATGAGGAGCTCCTGGGTGGCCTGGAACTCGGTGTTGGCGATCTCCCAGTGGTCTGGGATAAAGCCGTAGGTGTACGGGTCTGCCTTTTCAAGTAGCACGAGCTGGGTGCGCTTCTGCTTGAGCTCGAGTGCGCGGGGGTGCGAGGCGTCGACCCGGGGTATGACAGGGTGCAGGGGTTGCTCGTTCCACCAGCCGGTGTTGCAGGCGTCGGAGCAGAAGCGCTTCTGCTTGGGGCCTTCGCGGACCTTGATGATCTCGAAGGGCTTGGAGCAGGTGAGGCAAAGTGGTTGGCTCATTTATCAATATTTTTCGTTTTGGGGAACCCGTCGACTTTTACCGTCGCCGCGGAATGCCCGACCCCCTCCCCCCGGGGGCCCGGGCGGCCTGGTGTCTGCCTTGTGTAACGGGGTAGGACATTGGGTCTGTCGAGGGGTGCTGACGTGCGTTTCGATCAATGTTTGCAGGGATTTGCTGCGTGTTTGAGCGTCGAAGTGAATATAACTGCTATTGTGCATCTGACTGCCATAAACAGGCCTAAATACGTGGTTTCCGCGTGGTCACTTGTGGTAGGGGTAGGACATTTCTGGCCATTACCTAAACCACATCGGGCGTCTGTTCGTCGTTCACGGTGGTCACATTGCGCTCTTTCATGTCCTTCATAAGGTCGCGGTGGCTCACTGAGGCCGTCATTGCGAGATGAATGCTGGTGGGCTGGCCTTTGATATTAGCCAGCTTGTCGGTTAGCACAGCTACTGATACGGGTAAGCTGCGGTCATCAATAAAAGCCATTGATTCCTGAGCCAATCTTCTTGTCCCTTTCCATATTGCGACCTCCAGGAACCCTGTGACGTCTTTCCGCCAGTCTTCCTCATTCTCTGGATAATCCACCGGCACCTTGACTCCTCTGATGTACTTGAAGGCGGTGTGCTCGCTCAGTCCTGTTTCTGCAGCAATGGTGGCAAGTGACTTGTTGGCCACGATACCCTCCACAATCTTGTCAGCCTTGTCTTGGTCCAGCTTAGAGTTTGGGTGCTGGTTGGTCGGTGGCTTGACGTAACCAACCTCTTCTGCGGCCTTCCTGATCTTGTCTTTGAAATCTTTGGGCAGCTTGGGGTCATCACGTAGTGCCCACGTTACGCGGTTTCTGTCTGTCCCGGCTTTTGCCGCCACATCATTCAGTGACGCCCTTGTCTTCTTACCCGGCATAAGGCGCAAAGCTAAAGGGGAACTCTCCCCAGTGGTTGAGTTGCTTCTTGGGCTTCATGGAATAGTGCTGCACTCCGGCCAGGGTCATCCTGACTGCGGCAGCGTAATCCTCACTGAGATACTCGAGTTTGCCGGGCATGGATTCCATGGCGAACGGCATCCATAAGGTCGGGAAGCGCTCGACGCGCACATCGTCGCACCAATCGATCCTGTATGGGTTCTGCACTGCTGACCCTTCCAGCATCTCAAGCGTCTCCAGAAGGCATTTACGGGGGATTGCGAGGCATCCCGATGCGAACATGGTGATGGGCACCAGCTCAGAGGCGCACTCAGCGTCATTCACCTGGTGCTTCAGGGCCTGCAGGTGCTCCACCTTCGGACGTAGGGCCGGCCTGGCGGGCAGTGAGCGGCAGGAGTAGGGGATGCAGACCGTTGCCTGGTGTTTATGGGCCAACTCGGCCATGCGGACTACATCGGCCGCGGCGAACTCAATGTCGTGGTCTAGTTGGACCCAGACGTCCTTGCCAGAGTCGAGGAACCACTTCGTGGCACGGCACCGGGACCGGCTAATGAGGGCATCCTCCCGGATGGTGCGCAGATCGGTCTGCCTGTCCGAGCGGGCGAACGTGGCCGTCAAGTCGACCCAGGACATCATGCACGCAGCACTGATGCCGCCGTAGGCGTACATTGAGACATGGATTGAAGGCCTGGTGCCTGCCTGGGTTATGCCTTGCACCTTGCTGGTCGGCTGCGGTGCGTAAATGAATGGATCTTCCATCTGTGGGGATTCTGCATTGGTTGCGGTCATGGTTCAATGTCCTTCCGTTGGCTTGCGAGGTAGAGCTCGTGGCCCTTGGTGATGAGGTAGACCACACTGCCTCGGGGCACCTGGCAGGCCGCGGCGACGTCGTTCAAACTGAGCCCACGGTCCCGCAGGTCGTAGGCCTTGCGAGCTAGGTCGGGTGTGTGCCTCTGCTCGGTGACTTCGGGCTCATCCTGCATCACCGGGGCTGGCGTGCCGTCTTCCTTGAACGCCATGTTTTTGGGATACGATAGCCAGCCACGCTGCACGCCTATTTTTATGAGTCTCGGTGCTTCCATCAATAGTTTTGTTGTGTTTGTTGTTATCATAACAGTGAGATGTCCAATGGTGTTGTGGGCAAGTGCTGCCTACCCTGACCGCTTTTGTCTCCTATAAGCTGAAAGATGCGTTGTCTATGTGCCTTGCCACTGGCGCCGGGGTGGATAACGCAACCAAACCTCCCGTCTGCCTGGACAACGAGGTGGTTGCGCTGCTTGTCCCCACCTACCTCGGCACAGGCTGGGCACTGCCCGACCATTTTCGAGCCAATTTTGCGTAGGCCTGCCACTGTCAAGCGGTGTCTAGTGTTTGGGACGGGAGGGACGGCATTTCCGAACTCCATCCCTACCTTGGAGCAGCCTATACCCCCTTTTACACTTCTAGCACCGAGTTGAGAAGTGCCGTCCCCCGTCCCAAACGCTTGACAACGCTTGACAGATCCAGTGCTTTTCATGCGGTCAAGGTCACTTTCATGTAGCCTCTGGACTGTTGTTGTTGACCGTCGTTACGTTGAATGTGGTTCGACGGGATGGCCTGGTGTATCTCCAGCATGAGTTCAGCGGCACGTTTCTGGAAACGCTTCTCCGGTTCAGGCCCCCATTCCTTGTTGTTACACATCGTCATGTAGGCGCTATACAGTTCCTCGGTTGTGATACAATCCGACGACATACTGCTACCCCTGACATGATTAACGGCAAAGTATCTAACACTGTCGCTCTCGCTCAACAGATTATCAATCATCCAGCGCTGCCTCTCGGTAACCGGGAACGGCCTACCGGCCTGCATGACCCGGCATAGATCCTCCGCGCCCTCCAGGAACCAGTTCAATATACCGCTGCCCTCGCGCTCAATCATCACATCGTGGTAATTGGGGATCACCTTCTCGGGCTTGGGCTGGCTGAAGTCGAGCAGCAGCAACCTTCTTGACCACGCGCCCAGGTCTCCCTGCACGTTCACCTTCAGCCTGCTATTAGCCGTCACAATGACGTTCCAGTCGCCCACCACGGCTTTCGCCCCGCTCTTCCCCTTAAACTCCACGCTCAGTCTATCGCCGCCCGTCAGCGCCTTGAGCTGCTGGCTCTCCTCGCAGCTTAGAAAGTCCGGCGGCACGTCGCTGCCGATCAGCAGTGTCCTATCGTGGAAGTTGGCCAGCTCGAACCGGCTGCCCAGGTGCGCGGTCCGCAGCTCGCTGCAGTTCTCATCACCCACCAACCGCCGCACCAGCCCGGTCACCGTGCTCTTCCCGCCGCCACCAGTTCCCGTCAGCAGCAGTATGACCTGCGGCCTGTTCCTCTGCAGCAGCGCCAGGCCGCCCCATCTCTGCAGCAGCATCTGGTCATCCTTCTCGGGCAGCGCATGGTCCATGAAGGCCTGCCACATCGGGCTTTGCGCATCCTGGACATACCGCACCGGCGTCTGGTTCCTGCTCATCCACTCCGGCCCAAAGCCATGCATCTCATACGGCGCAGCCCTTAAATCCACCATGACATTGGAGCAGTGGACCACGCTGTCGGGCCTGGAGAACGGGTTGCGCTCCACCTGCAGCCGCCCGATCAGATCCACCACCTGATCCGCAAAGCTCGCTGTCAGCCGCGTCAGCAGGGCCGGCAGCCGCGGGTCCTCCGTAGACGCCACTTGATCCAACAGAACGCGCCTGGCGGTCTCCAGAGCCTTTTGCGCCATCTCCTCGCGGCTCATGCTCATCCAGATCCCGCGGTCCCCATGATACCAGTAGTGCATCCCGGTGACCGCATCGAACAAGAACCGCTCCTTGTGCGCCATGTAGGCCGCGAAGAACGGTGCCTGCAGATTGCCGGTGCCGCTCCGGCCAAACGTCCAGGGCACGCCATGCTGCCGGATCAACTGCGCGATCTCATCCCTGCTTCCCGGCGCCGGCCATCCCTCGGGCCAGCGTATCTGTGAGAACTCCAGCGCCACCGGCGGCCTGTCCACCAGCACGCTATACTCGCACCCGCTCGGGTGCAGGCCCTTGACAGTGCTCAAATTACCCGTGCTTCGCCACTCGTACAGCGGCTTGCCGAGCAACCGATCACCCACCTGTATCATCTCGGTCGTGCTCCGCTCCGCGCAGGGCCCCGGGTACTTGCCCGTCACCCGCACCCCAATCTGCGCCCCGCGTTTGCCCTTCCACCTCGCACTGCCCTGCAGCACCGGGTTCACTCTCAGGAACGCCTCCAAACTCCCCTCATCATCGAAGTCAATGGCGCACAGCCCGCCGGAGAACTCCCCGAGCCTCACCGCCACGTTCCCGTGCTCGAGCATGACCCGGTACACCTCCCGCTTGGTGCTCTCCATGGTCTCCTGGGTGTACTTCACCATCGGAATCTTGGTCCCCGGGCCCTGCGGCACCAGGAACAGCGGCGTGCCCAGCCAGCCCTCGATCTCTTGCGTCGTCATCATACCTCTTCGCGCCTTTCAAACCGCAACGCCTCCTCTGATATAAACCAGCCCTTCGGCCACTCGGTCAGGTAGATCCCGCCCAGCGTCCGCACCCGGCTCAGGGCCACGTAGGCCTGTCCGGGCTCCCGGGCCGCCCTGATGTCAATCCTCGCGGCATCCAGGGTCAGTCCCTGCGCCCGGTGTATTGTCATAGCGTAGGCCAATCGAAGCGGGTATTGTTGGACGGTCACCCCCAGCGACTCAAAGAACCATTTGCGCCGGCCCAGTGAAATTTTCTCACCGCGGCTCTCGACCAGGATATCCCCACCCCTGAACTCCACCACTTTACCCACCTGCCCGTTGTAGAATCCCTGCTCCGCATCATTAGCGGTGAACATGACCGCAGCACCGGGCTTCAACTGCAGCACCCGCGGCGTGCTCATGTTCTTGGTGGCGAACTCCACGGCCTGGTCAACGCCCCGCACCTCCGAATCAAACACGGCAATCGGGCCATCAATACTGCTCAAGCGGTAGTTGTTCCACTTATCCACCTGCACGTTGTGCGTCATCAGCCGGGTGATGTGCTCCGGCGGGTTCATCCTCAGCGCACTACGCAGCAACTGGTTGTCCCGCGGCTTCATCCTGCCAACGCGGAACCCGCTCAACATCTCAATGAAAGGCAGGTCATTCTGCCTGCGCACCTTCTCGAGCTTGATCGTCTTGAAGTCGGCCTCCTCCCAGGCCTTGCTCAGGAACGCCCAGTCGTAGGGCTTGCTCTGGTCGGTCCTGACCGGCGGCAACTGCAGGAAGTCGCCCAGGAAGATCACCTGTAACCCACCGAAGGGCCGGCTGTCTTCTCTGATCCGCTTGACCCAGAAGTTCAGGAAGTCCAGGTGCCGGCCCGCCATCATGCTGATCTCGTCGACCACCAGGACCTCGGTGCCCCGCACGCGCTTGCGGGCGCCATGAATCGAAGGCTGCTCCTCCAGCCGCTCAGCAGCCTGCAGGAAGTCCTCGCCATCCTGCGGCCCCAACTGCATCCCGCACCACCTGTGCACGGTGGTCCCGCCCACATTCAGCGCGGCAATGCCTGTCGGGGCCGTGATAGCCACGTCCCGGACTCCTTCTACCCTGCTCAGGAACTCCCGCAGCAGCGTGGACTTGCCGGTGCCCGCCTGCCCTGTGAGGAAGACGTTTCCAAAAGATTTTGCCCAGACCATGAAGCGGTCCTCGGGCGTCGGATCGAAGTCGTCCTCGATCACATGGACAGACGGGCTTGTAGTCATCGGATCAGTAGGTCGGAATGAGGATGTCGGAGACCTGCTGCGTGAGTTCCACGTCGCGCAGGCAGTAGGCAATGGCAGCCTCGCGGTCGGTCCTGAACAGCTCGTGGAAGTGCGCCCCGTTGCCGGCCTTGTCGCCCAGCCCGAGGTGCCTGGATATCGCAGCCAAACTCCCATGCGCCCGGCTGTCGCCTAGCTGCCAGACCTCGCGCAGATCCACAATCAGGTCGGTCCAGTACCTACCATTGCGCATCCAGTAGGGCACGGTGATCCGGTGCTTCCAGCTCCGCTTAAACAAAAACGGCAGGTCGAACGGCTTCACATTGAACCCGATCATCTGCGGCTTGCGCTCGAAGCTGTCGAGCATTGCCCAGAACTGCAGCAGCATAGCCTTCTCGCCATCCGCATCGGCGCAGAGCACCGCGGGCTGCTCATGCTCGATCCGGTATCCGATGGCCAGCACCTGGCCGCTGATGGCATCTAGGGCTGCGTTTCGGATATAGTCGCTGGCGTGGTTCTCCTCGGATGTCCTGATTTTTTCGGCGATCAGGTCCGGGTTCTTGATGTTACCCAGCTTGACCTGGCTCGGGTCAAACGGGGGGATGACCAACTCTCCAAGGGGGAGCGGTCCAGTTTCGATGTCGAAGTAAATACGTGGGTTTGCTGGCATAGTATGAAAAAGTTTGATGTGCGTTTGTCAGCGGATGCGCACCCCCCGCTTGTCCATGAGTCCCCGACAGCAACAGGCTGCCCGGGAAAGTTGTCAGATGTGCTTACCGCAGTGCGGGCACAGCTTGGGCTGCTTGGGCCGTTTCAGGAGTACCGGAACGGCCAACCAGTCGCAGATCTCGCTGTAGGATTTCCACCCGAAGCCTGTGACGGCATTGGGATGCAGGTGCCCGGACGTGTAGAGTCTCAGCGCCTCGTCCTTATCATTCACCGCCATGCGGTCCAGAACATTGAAGGTGCGCGTGGTGAAGGGCCAGCCCCACTGCGCCTGGATCTCGGCCTTGGTCTGAGCGGCCCGTGCGATCTGGCTGATGCGCTGCTTGGTCAGGCCCAGGATCTCGCCGATCTGTGTGATGGACTTGCCCTCGGCCTTCATCTGCATGACCTCCGGGATGAGGTGGGCCACCTTGATGTACTTCTTCTTGGTCGGGTTCATGGCTCAGTAGGGTAGGTCATCCTCTTCCAACTTGACCTGGGCCTCCTCGTCGGCCTTGAACTTGGTCTGATACCACGTCAGCCCATTGATCAGGCGCTTGTCGTCCGCGGTCTGCTTCACCTCGGCCCGGGCCTTGGGCAGCCAGTGCTCAATGAGGCTCGTGATGCTCTCCTCGGTCAGCTCCCGGAGCTCGATGCCCTTGTGCTTGCCGACGTGCACCTTGACCTTCGACGGGTCATCCGTCGCCGGCTGTCCACCGCCCGAGGTCTTGCGGAAGCTCGAGTCCCCGCTCGCCGGCGCTGCCTTGCCATCGGCGCCATCCTTCGCAGGCCGGTCCTGCAACCGCACCCACAGCCCGCTTGCTGCCAGCGGCTCGCCTGCCTTGTGTGCCATGATCAGCTTGATGTTCGCGTAGGTCTTGCTGCCGTCCGCGCTCTGCTCGTGCCCGATGACCAGGCTGGCCGGGCGCCCGATGAGGCTCTCCAGGTCCAGGCTCTTGTTCTCCTGGTCGGTCAATTTCCGGCCGAACCAGTCCTTGAGGAACTTGGTTAGCGCCGCCTTCTCATGCAGGCTCGGCACCATGGGCTTGGTGAACACCACCCAGGGCTGCACCGGGTCCCTGCTGTCGTCCTGCAGTTCGATCTCGAAGGCGAACTTGAACTTTTGTTTGATGCCGTACTCGGTCTCGTACTCTTTGAGCTGAGTCACGTCCACGCACACCGCACGGCCCGAGAACTCGGGGCACGGCGCGAAGTCCTTCTTACCGCCTGTTGCACTGATTATCATATCGTCTTACTTTATGTTGTTGTTGTTGTGTTGAACCGAGGCCTGTTTCTCGACCTCCGAAAGTTGAATAGCCATCTTTGTGTAGTTGGCCCAGTAGTCGGGAAAGGCATCCCGGATCTGCTTAAGGTTGGATGGGTCAGCGGCTAGTGCTGCTGCTCCCAATTTGGATACGAACGAACCACCGTATTCGATCATACATCTTGCTACGTCTCGGTCTGTTATCACTTGGTTGCCTTTCCGCGTTTACGGTTCCAGAAGGTGGTGAACTCCGTTTTGATCTTGCGAGCTGCACGGTATGCTTCGCCGGCCTGTTCCTTGGTTAGCTGATATGGACCGCTGCCGTGGTTGATGATCTTGATCACTTCCTTGCTCATGTCAGTAGATGTTTGATGATCTGATTCCGCTCTTTAATCGTCGCTCTCAAGATGCTCTCCAGCACAACGTGAGGGTTGATTGTCGCAACGTGTTTCCACTCTGGATTACCATCGATTTGTTTAGCTGTATCCAGACTCTCCACGCGCACTAGTCCGTTAGATTTGTGGACGTATATGAAGGCGCAGTCTCTCATTTGTCCTCCTTCTTGTGGGCGTTGTTGTAGTTTTTCCACGCTGCCACTTCTAATCGTTTTATTAGTTCCTTTGCTTCGTTAAGTTCGCGTTCAAGTTTACGAACAAACCTAGAATCGCAAACTGGAGTCATGTCGTCTGCAATCCAGTATACAAGTTTCTCCACCTGATCCGTCCTCGGTGTATCACTCACGCCATTTGTCCTCCCGCCAGAGCAGCAGATCGGCTCTCATGGCGTCGTTCTCCTGCTCCAGTTGTTTCACCCGATCCTCCAGCTTGCGGACATCGAGAGCGATTGCGCGGAGTTGGCGGCGGTCGTTGTAATCGGCAAAAGCCGGCAGGTCCAAGATTCGTTGTTCTACGCTCACAGCTTTGCCTCCTTTGCTTTGTTCCACAATTGCTTTGCTGGAAGATTCTCTCCAGCTATAGATAAAAGACATTCGTCTAAGTAGTTTCCAGCTTTCACTAACCGATTGATATACTCCTCTTGCTCGCGAATCTTGGTGGCCTGTGCATCG